GTGTCCCAGTCCTCATCTAGAGTGTCGTCGATCGGACCGACGATCTCGTACTCGGTCGGGCGAGTGACAGTCAGCGCATTGCTGAGGTTGGCTGGGCTGCCGACGTAGGCACGAATCTTGGTGTAGAAATCGTCCAGCTCTGGCTGACTGGCGAAACCAAATGCCGACAGCAGGTGGTGGCTGCTGGTGCTGTTGATCTTGTCGAAGAACGTGAAGCCAAAGAAGTAGCCAGTGCCAGTGACCTTGAAGATCTCGCTGCGGTTGCTGCGGTCTGCCAGTTCATCGGCAGGAGTCGGCACATAGGTCGGACGGAATGTGCACTTGCGGAGGTCAGGGCCGCAGAGTGAGCATCCGCGTGGCAGCAAAATACCGCCGTTGGTTGGGTTGTACTTGATCAGCTCCTCTGGTGTCGGCTCGTAGCCATCGACCCAGGTGATCGGCGTGCCGCTGCCGGGGTCGTTGTAGACCGTGTGGACACCAGGCGCAAGGATGATCGACACGCAGTCGAGGTGTGCCTTGGGATCTGTGATCGTGTACCAGTTCTTGCTGGTGATGATCGCGGCCTCGATTACCGCACGGTTGATCGTTTTGAACGGGCGCTGGGGGCTGAAGCCGCAGGTAAGACGCTGTTGATCCAGGCGCTTTAGCTTGGCCTCGATAATTTCTTCGTCGGTACTACCAGGCGGTGCTTCATAGGTGTTGTAACTACCGCCAGCAAAGGTGTCTTGACCGGTATATGGGTTGACGTACAGCGTAAAAGGCGCTGTAAGAGGGTCTACCTGTTGGGTACTGCCCGCTGCAATGTTGGCGACGCCCGCTACCTGACGCATCAGGTCATTGAGCGTGGCGATCTGCGCTCGGAACTCTGCCTGCGTGGCGTTGATGTTGTCTAAGGAGCCAACGGCACCAGCAAGCTCAAGGGAAGCCACGCCACATCAGTCACTATCTGCCAGAAGTCTACCGACGCTTCCTAGGTAAACCGTAGGTTGATCTCGCCGCTAACAACAAAATCGGTAGAACCAGCAATGAGCTCGTCTGCTCTTACATTGATTCGCGAGTTGGTTAGTAGTAGATCGCAGCCGTAGTATGCAGTATTACCGATCTGTGGCGTAGCGGGTGTGCGGTCTTTGTACAGGTAGAACCTTGCGCTTGCTTTTGCAACGCGCTCGGTGATCAGCACTAGGCGCAGCAGCGTCGTGCTTGTCTCGTCACCATCTTTGAGCGTGTTGTCCAATAGGAACTGCAGTGAACCCGCTCCGCGAACCACAGCCTTGACGTTCTCGCCAAAGGTCTCGCCGATAGCTGTCATATCGAGGTTGGATGCGTCTACATCAAGCGCCCACTCGGTCAGTTCGGCTTGGATGAGCCATCCTCGGGAGTCTGGATCTTCCGAAATTGCGGTGATGGCCGCTGGTACAGCAATCACATCCTCGAGCAGCTGGCTTTCGTTGGGCAGCGCCAAACCTTCAATGCTCTGCGCTGCACTAGCCACCGCTGCGAGGTAGGACGGATCGCTGCTGTAGCGAGCTACTACAAAGTTTCCGTTAGCGAAAGGACTTAAAAGTACTTCGTTGCTGGTATCGAGATTGTAAGCTGCGAGTTCCGAGTTGAATAGTCTTATTCTGCCTAGTTGGTCTATGTTGATGTATCCATCAGTTTCGTTGGTTATGGTGCCTGTATCGTAAAAGTTTACCGAGTTATCGACTTGATAATAATTGGCATTTGGTCCTGTTACGTGTTGTCGGGCTTGGCTGAGCACATAAATGCTACCGAAATAAACACCAGCACCGCTAGCGCTACCTGTGCTAAACGGTGAACCGCCCGGAAAGTTAAGGATAATCCGATCACCAGTCCAGTAATCGGTATTACCGAGACTGATACGGGAGGGTGTGGTCGAATGGATAACGGCCGTCTCGGCAAGCGCCATCGGATCTGGCCACTCTCGGCTCAGTTCGAGGATGCCGCCGTTGCCGAGAAGTGCCATTAGAAGGAACCGGTAGGCTTGCCGGAAATCGTGAAGCTGATCGGGATAGAGATCAGATCACCGGCGCTCACACTCGGGCCGACAGCTGTAATCAGCGCGTCACCAGAAATCGTGCCTTCGCTGGTGGCATTATTCAGTACCAGCTGCACACCCGATAGCGTTTCGCTGTCTTCCAGGATCTGCTGCATCAGATCAGTGGTAGCGCTGTCGTTCGGGTCATACAGAAGCGTGCCACTGCCGCTGGTGCTGCGGATGCCGTAGGCGTAGGTGCGGTCGGTTTGACCCACACCTGTCGTTTCCAGGGCATCGCGACTGATGTCCAGGCGCACGTCGCGCACTTTGGCGATCGTGGTAAAGGTGGAAGCGCTAGCTAGCTTGAATTTCAGTAGCGCCGTGGCGCTGGTCTTTACGGCCATCGGTCCGCTGTGGTTTAAGTCAGTCTAAGTTCAGCCACAAGGTTCACCCTCACGCTCGAGCGATTTGGGGCGACACTTTCCACGGTTGGTGGCTGTTCAGTGAAAAACCACAGCATCCCTGCCCCGGTTGATGTCGTATCTAGCCAGCCTCGGAGGTTGGCTGAGGCGCCGTTGAAAATCAGAGAGGGCAATAACAGATCTGTTGTTGCACCTTTTGCGTTGTTGTAAGCTGCGATAATTAACGCCGCATTATCATCACTAATGTTGTTGAACTGCAGCTGAAGCTGCGCTTGACTTGGGCGGCTACCCCACAAACGGCGGGTAGTAACCCCGGACTGCGTGGTTAGTCCAGTGGTAGGCCAGCGCGGAGCTACAAAGTTCCTGCTGGTGGGCTCAATGTTCGGGAATGCAACTGGCATTACTCAATCACCCAACTTCCGGCATCATCAAACACCTCGGCCAGCTTGAGAACTCCCGAGGAATTTGTGGGCATGTACACCGCTTCAATAGTAAAGGTGCCTTCCTCGTCAGGCGTTACGCGCTCGATCTGGTAAGTGCGCACCTGCGTGCCCACCTTCTTTACGGTAAAGACCACGCCTGTAGGCGTTGCGGTTCCGTCGCTGCTGATAACCAGGCTCGTATCAGCTGGTGGGGTGCCTTCGGTGCCGTTCCAGGCGATTACGTCGTAGGTGCCAGGGAACAACGTTTGAGTGCTGATCACTGCTCCCTGTGCTGTAACTACGCCGTTGTTGAACTCGTCGTATTGGGTTTCGTCCATTGCGACGCGGATGTAATCGCTTGGTCCCAACTTGGCTAAGGCACCTTCGTGGGTGGTGCGGAAGCTGATTACATGGGTGGGGATGCGGCGCATCCTGATGATGTATTTGGCTGCATCTACCGCTTGACTACGGCTAGTCACGTAATCCGACAAGTCCAGAGCTTCAATTGGATCAGTGGCGTTGCCGAATGGGGCAACCTCGCGCACCAACACTTCGCGCTCGGTGGGGAAAATGCCGGGGTTGGTAGGGTCGCTGCTGGCCCGTTCCTCTCGGTAGCGCACCGAGACTTGGATGGGCTCGCGCTCTTCGGGCTCCAAGTATTGGAGCTTGAAGGTGCCTTCGACGATATTACCGGCGGTAAACAGGCCCTTGATTGGCACTGCTGTGAACTGGATGGCTGGGCGCAGGTAAAACTTGCCGTCGCTTTCGCCAAAGATCAGCAGGTTTGCAGCTGCAGTGTCGGCTGCCCACTGGCGCAGGTTGACCCGATCAGCTTGCACCCCATCAAAGAAATAGTTCCGGCTGCTGCACCAGTTAGCGGCTGCGGTAAAAGCCGTGAAATCGATCATGCTGTCTTTAATCAGATCACCAGCGCCGTAGGTGGTGTTGGTCATCAGATCCAGCAGCACATCCGGGAAGAGATGCGTCGGGCCTGTAGTAAGTGCGGCACGCAGGCGGCGGCAGATCTTGCCGCCGGTCACGTAGCAGCTGAACTGGCCAAACTGCTGCCACTCAACAGACGACAGCACGTTGATGCCCACCAGAGCCAGGTTGTCGTAGACCGGGGCTGAACTGTTGGGGACGATCTCGTTGACGTAGACCACCTCGTGTTCGGGGCCGCCTTCAGCTGAGGACTGGATCTCTTCGTAGATAAAGGCCTCGGCCAGCTTGCCCCAGGTGTCGATGTAGGACAGGTCGCCGTTGGGGAAGTCGGTCGGATCCGTTCTCGGGTAAGTCAGGCTGCCCTTGCTTGCTTTGCGCCTGCCGGTGGGGATGGCAAACGTGTCGGCTGATTGAGCAACTGAGGTGCCGTTGAAGATCACAGTGACACCGCCAACCTCGGTGACCGTCTGCCTGGTAGTGAGGCTTGCCTCTAGTACATACAATGTCCCGACACTGGTGTTGCGGATCTCCCAGCCGGAGTAAGGCTCGATCTGAAACTCCCACTGCTTCACAGAGGGCATGTTCAGCTGGATGTAGTTGAAGACGTTCTGCTGGGTTGCACCACGCACGCCATAAGCGTTGTTCAGTTTGGTAAATGCTGCGGCTGAACCAGCCTCGCGGTAGTAGATGGCAAAAAAGCTGTAACGCTCTACAGGGGCGCTCAGGATGTTGGATTGGTAGACATCCGTTTGCAGAGTGCTGCCCTGCTCAACGATGTCGTCTTTGTAGTCCAGGCAGGCTCTGTTGTCGCAATCCGAGTAGCTAAGGGCTTCCCGGAAGTTGGTTAGACCGTTGATGCGGATGCCAAGTCGAGAGCGGATACCAAGTTCAACTGCTTGGCATGGGCGGGTAGTTGAGATGCTGGCGATTGCGCAGCGAAGGATGTGGCCATCGGTTGTGGCGACGTTGCGCCACTCACGCAGGGAAGAATCTGTATTAACCCAGTCGAGACCTGATGTCTCGATGTTGGCTTGGGTGTTGGTGTTGACTGTTCCAGTGCGGACTGTTTTGAAGGTTGCGGTGATTGGGTTACCACTGCCGCCAGTGATGTCTGCTTCTGAAATAAATACGCCGGAGCTGCGGGAGTCGCAGATAGCCAAGCCCGAACCGATCTTGTACAGCTCGCCGATGATCAGGGAGTCGTCCCAAGCTTTCTGGCGGCCAGCGACAGTAGATGCGATGTCTTCGGCTTTTTCGATGTAAGCCTTTTTGGCGTTAAATTTAAGATCTCGGGTAATAGAGATAACTGATGCGGTATCTTCGTTTACTGCGCTTACTCCAGAGCCGCGAATCTTAAACGTAGGTTTGAAGCGGGTGTTTGTTGTTGTGATGTCGTTAATGGTGCCGCCTCCACCTGTTACATCAACTACTACTTGTGTTCCACCGATATTGCCGAAGGTAACCACAGGCGCTGCAATTGTTCCGCCTGTAGTGAATTCCTGTTTTGTGCGGCTTCTTACTAAAACTTTTAGGGTATATTTAACAACCACATCATCTTCGGGATCGCTGGCAGTCAAAGGATTCCGCCACTTAAGCTGAAAGCGTGCAGACTTAAGTGTTTCTAGATCCTCGTTAATGGTATCGGTAGCGTCGTCGTTGTTGTAAAAACCTGTGATGTCAAAGGATATAGTTACATTAAGGTTACCCTTGCCGTTTGGATCTACCGTGACGCTGTTAATAGTTGTCGATATCTTATTTTCAAGTGTTGTAATAGAAGTTGACTGGTCGCGGGTGTTGTCGTAAATGTTGTTCCACCTTCTGCTGCTTGGTTTGGTATAAACTCCAGCGCCGTCTTTAATAATTGTCTTCTTTTCTAGGTTCCAATCACCAATAACTTGCAGGTTCTTTAGGTCGCGGCTGAAAGCGGTGTTTTCGTCGCTGCTGGAAAAGAGGGTGTAGCTGGTGGTGCCGCCGATGGTGCTCAGGCCGCTGGATGTGATGCCGCTGCGGGATCCAAAGAATGCCCGAGCTTTTAGGCGCTGAGACCATGCCGTATCGTCGATAACGCACTTCACTTTCGCGTCGCCGTCATCGCCCTCAGGGATTAGCTGAGCTCGAACTTGCGGTACGAAGCTGGGATTGGTACGCATCCCGAAGTCGTTGCCGCAGAAGGCGTAAACGCCAAAGGTGGTTTGGTTGCCGGGCCGGGTGGCAGAACAGAAATCCGGCTGCCATGCACCATTGCGCCAGACCTGGTACACATCGCCACCGCCGCCATTTTGGGCGTTGCCTAAATCTGTTGAAGCGCTGCGGCCGTAGATCTGGTCGCCCGAGGCAATCCTTGTGGTTAGACCGCCGTCATAGCGGCCGTAAACCGCAAGGCGAGAGCCAACTTGGTTTGCAGTGGAGTCGCCAAAGTCATAGCTGGTAAGGGTGTTGCCGCCCGAGGCAAAGTTGCCAGCATCCACGGTGCTGATCGGACCTTCGCTTACCAGGAAGATTGCACGCAGCAGTTGCGATCCACCGAGGCTGTAGATCTGGGACCACAGCATTGGGGTGCTGACGCGCACGCCGCCGTAGGTGGTGCTGCCGACAACTTCGCGCAAGGCGTAGACCACCGGGATGATGCTGCCCAGTGTGGTGATGTCTTGGGTGCTGTCGAAGCCGTAGCGCGGTGTGAATCGTTCGTTTTCTGTACGTGCTCGGCCACCACGGGCGCGTTCCTTAAGCTGTGCTGGTCGGCCATCGCCTGTATCAGGCAGCGAAGGCTTTAGAAATGACGCGGCAATTTGAAAGCCGATGCCGATCACGCTCAGTGTGATGGCGATAACTGTTTCAACGCCAGCAACTACTGCGGGCTCGGGCTGTTCTCTTGCTCGCTTGCGTACTTCCGCTACAAAAAACTGGTACTGCTCTTCCGTCAGCCCCAGCATTTCAGCCAGATAACGATCAGATGGCAGCATCAGCGAAACCTATAAAAACGAAGGCTGGGTAAGTACGAAAGTGGCACCCAGTGGACGCCGCGTCTGTGATGCACCACCAGCAGCCCATAATCCACAACGATACCGACGCCTAGTCCTGCAGGGCCGTTGCGGATTAGCGTTACCGCGTGCTCTTCAGGCTCCTGTAACTGCACTGTGGCTTCCCTCCACATCACCTCAAGCTCTTCCCAACGCTTCTGACGCGCAAGCTCGAGCCAGTAATAGTTGAACTCTGGATGCTCGATGCCTGCTTCATCGAGGATGCGCCAGACCATCAGCACGCAGTCGGCTGCTTTTCCGAGCTCGGGATCAGCGCCGAACTCGTGGGGTAGGCCAATCCAGCGCTTCCAGTCCATTAGCTGATCACCAAGCTGCCGGTAGTCGGTAGGGCGCCGACCAGTCCGGTGGTCAAACGCCTGCGCGGTATGTTGGCTTTCGCGGCATCGAGCGGGCTCGAAAGCTTCAAAATGATCTTCTCCGTGTCCATCTCATACTGAGCAATGCGCCACAGCTCAGTACGCACCAGTACGTCATCGGCGAAGTTCACTGGAACAAGGCTGACTGTCTTGATCTCCAGTAGCCAGCGGCTTTCTACAGACTCGGCAAATAGGTTCACCGTCAGCTGATCTAATCCTGCCACCAAGCTGGAGTCGCTGCGGTCGCCACCGCGGCTACCGGCACCAAGTGTGTAGGCAAAGGGGGCAAACTCGTAGGTGACGGTTTGGTAGACGCGGGCTTGGTTGATGCTGAAGTTCTGGTAGGCGTAGATGGTGGGGGTGCCATCCTGCTCCAGGAAGCGGGCGTAGTTGACGAAGGCGAAAGCGGTCATCAGCCGATACCTACGCGCTTGCGTGTCTTAACTGAGTTCTGCAGGGCTGCCAAGGTGAGCGTCCTGCCGCGTTCTGCCGCTTGATTCATGCCCTTACGGTACTCTTCAGCAGTTACATACTCAACGTTATTGATTACTTGAGATTCAAAACGCACATCGATAGGCTTCGGATCGTTGATAGCAGCTGCTGTTTCACGATCGGCGCGCTCGGTGGCCAGGCGATCCTGAGATTTGGTGAAGGGGATGTTTGCCGTTACGCCCAGGCGGCCATCTGAGCCGCGTGATAGCGGCATGATCGCTTCGGGACCGGCTTCGCCCATGACGCCCATCTGGAATGGGATAGACCCGCCGCCGCCTGTGGCACCTCCTTTGGCGAACTGGAACAACGTTGGTTGGTTGACAACGCCGCCGTTGGCGAAGGGCTGAAGGCTGCTTTGAGCAAAACTGGCCCTGCCGTTGGCGAAGTAAGCGCCGTTCGCCGCGCCAGGGAAGCCGAAGCCGCCTTTGGGTATAAAAGCAGGATCCGGCAGCTCGAAGTTGGCTGCAGTGCTAGCACCATCGCCGCCACCGATGAATCCGGCAAAGGTCTTGGCAATACCAATAGCCACGTATGTCGCGATGATCTTCGTGCCTTCCTGCAGCAAGATGCGTCCTACGTCTTTCAGGAAGTTCGCAAAGATCTCCTTCGCGGTGGTTGTGCCCTCAATCAGGCCGCTAATGCCATTGCTCAGGGAGTTACCAACAGCATCTCCCACACTCTGTGATACGCGGATGGCGAGGGCTTCGTAATCCTTTAGCTGACGTTCAGCATCGCCGATGAAGGCATTGATGCGTGTGCCAGGTGCGGTTTGAGCTGCAGCCAACCTGTCCTGGGCTGAAGCGGCTTGTCCGCCGGCCTCGCGCACACCTTTGAGCTGCTTACGCAGGTTCTCGATAGTAGTAAGTGCCTCATTCAGCTTTCGTTGCAACTCTTCCTTCTCGGGGCCAGATGCAGCTGCAATACGTTGCTGCAGTTGATCTCGCAGAGCTATCTCAGTTGTAAGTTGCGTGTTGAGCGACTTGGTAAGAAGATCAACCTCGCGGCGGATCTGTAGTTTCGCAAGCTCGGCTTGGATAAGCTCCGGTGCTACTCCTTCAGCTTGCAGTCGGTTGCGCAGCTGCAGTGCCTCGATTTCGCCTTGAATGTCCTGGGCTGCTTGGCTGGCTTGGCGGATGAAGTTAGTGGCTTGCTCAGTTGTAAGGATGCTCGTCTTTAACTGCGCTTCACGATTTAGCTGCTCTACATATTGTGCTTGACGCGCTACCAGGTCACTGATGGCTTTCTGGCGCTCGGCCTCGGAGAGCTTTGTCTGCTCAGCAATGCCTTTCTGGGTTTGCGCTAACTCACGGTTGCTAATAGCGATCTTCGTTAGACGTTCAACCTCGATCGCAGAACGCTGCGGATCAAATACTTCGTTGGCACCTTTAGCGACGGCTTCGTAGGTGTAGCCCAGTTCAACCAAGCGATCCTGATACTGTTCGAGCGCGACCTGTGGGAAAAGGGCCTTGGCGATGTTCTCGAACGCTTCTGCCGTATCTGCTCGAGTGATGGCCTCCTGTACCGAACGATATTTCTCCAGGGAACCAGCTACACCTTTGATAGCTGCGTCGTAAGCGTCGGCGGCCGCAGCGGAGTCGGGAATTTCGGAGGTTGTTGCCGCAGCTGCAGCACCACCGCCGACCAATGGCTGCACTGCGGCGCGCAGCCTCTCGTCTGAGACGTTCTGAAGACCAATCCACTCTTGGCGCAAGCCTTTAATCGTGGCGTCGATGTCACCCGGTACAACGCGGTTACGCGCAAGGGCAGCACCGAGCTTGTCCTGTACCTCAGGTGTGAACTTATCGCTGGCCTTAACGCCGGTCTCGCCATACTTGCCCGCTAACAGACCTTTGAGTGTGTCTGGAGTGATCTGATACTTACCTACAGCAAACAGTTGCTGACTGGCGGGTACGTTTCGAGCTGTCTGACGGCGCAGAATCTCACTGATCTGCGTGTTGGTCAGATTTTCATCAATACCGCTGCCAATTGCGGTGCGGCCTCCGTCTCTGCCGCCGCGATTAAAGGCCCCGTAGTTACCGCCAAAGCTCTCGGTGGCGCCGATTAGCTCAATCAGCGAGCCGGCAGGGCCGCCGGCACCGGCAGCACGCTGATCGGCAGCATTCTTTTCGTAGTCCGCTGACTTCTTGCGCAAATCAGCGATCTTGCGCTCGATGTTAAAGCGGTAGTCGCTGGCGGCTCTGTCTAGGTTGGCAACCTCGATAGCGAGACTCTTCTTGGCGGCTTCGATGTCGAGCTCACCGCGCTCGCGGATGGCGATGTAGTTGTTGAGCGCTTCTAGTGCAGTACGGGAAGCGCCTTCTTCGCCCTCGATCAGCTTGGCGTTGGCCCGCTCGATCTGCTTGATGCGGAGCTCACCTGCAGCACGGAAGATGTCAACTTCTTTCTGAGCTAGTGCTTGGCGTTGCTGGAACAGGTCATTGTCGATTTGGCGCTTTAGATCGCCGATTTCGCGCTCGAGGTTTACGCGATTTTGATTTTGAATTTCAACGTTTTTCTTTTGTTCTTCTTTCTCTAGAAC